GAAGTCTCACAGGCTACCAGTACGCGCTTCATGACTTGTCCCCATAGGTTTCGCGCTGTTGCTCCGGTGTCAGGTCAAAGCGTCCGCATGGTGACTTGGTGCCGTCCTCAATCCAGACGCCCTCATGCTCGAGCCCATCGCCCAGATTCTTTAGAAGCTGGCCAAGCCTCAAATGCTCGGCTTGCAGTTGCTCGGCCATTGCGATTGCAACGCGCAACGCCTCGGCCTTGTCGTCGCCGGTCCAGTTGAGTTCGTTGTGCCAGTCAATCTCGCCTTCCTTTACCAGCTTGGTTGCATAGATGAAGTCAAAGCCCTCGGCCTCTGCCGCTTCTTTGTCTTCAAAGGCGAACAACTGAACGTACCATTCGTTGTCGTTGTCGAGGTCAAACATGATGGACGGGCAAGCGTCGTTGCCATAGCTGCTGTTTATCCATTCAATGTTTGGGTGCGTTGTGTAGTCGTTTGCTTCATCTCGAAGCTCGGTGATGAAATGTGCCATGTCTATGCCTCCGCTTGGTTGGCATCGACCAAAGCCGCGCCAAAAATAGTTTCGCCGGTTGTCGGGTGTTCGCCGGCACATTTCACGCGCCAGCGCATGCCCTCTTGCTCCATCATCCGCCGCCATGCGTGGGTGTCGCCCCATGCCTTGCGTGACTTGTCCAGCACGGCAAACACCGCCGCCAGTTGGTTGTCGTCGATGTTCTTGGCGTAGTCATAGCCAACGGTTGCGCGTAGCTTTTCGCCCTGCCAGTTGGCCATGGTGGCGGTGTAACGTGTCCCGCGTGTGTTAGTCGGGCCTTGGTATTTCACTGCTATGCAAATCATTGCTATCCCTCCAGTGGTGTTTTATTTGCCCGATGCCCAAGGCAAGGCATAGACTGTGATGACCTTGCGGCCAAACTTGGCGGCGGTGCGCTTGGCATCTTCCATGCCAGCATGTGCGCTGCCGCGCCAGTGAAAGGCTAGGACAGGCTCGGCTTGATGGTCGAGTTGCACCCAGATTTCGTAAAAGCGATTTGGCGTTGTCATTGTTTCACCCTCCAGTGACGTTGTGATGATTCCCATATGGCGCAATGGTTGCGCTATGTCAACAGCAAAAAGCACAAGCAAGCAAAAAAGTTTACAGCGCCGGTGATAGCGTGTATTGTTAGGGCTCAACATCGGAGGGATAAGCAATGATAAAGCTATTGGTAACAGTCTGCCTGCTATCGGCCGGCAGTGATGCGGCATGCTTCGAGCTGGCCAGCACTGACCAGTTCAAGACAATGGGACAGTGTCACGACATGAGGGAAAGGATGGTGCGTGAGACATGGCAGTTAAGACGCGATGGTAACGTTCTAGGGAATGCGCGTTGCGTTGCTGAATTAGAAGGATGATGGTTACTGTGATGGTGCGATGATGGTGTGTTGAGTGTGTCAGTACACACCGAGAAGACACATCACCGCGCGGCAATGTATATATGTGGCACATCTGCCACAGTGTTGCGCCAGAGCAACAGTGACATAACGGCAACAGTGTTGCAAAAACGCAACAGGTAGGGGGGATGTTTACAGACCGGTACACCCCAGCAGTCGGAGCCGTCGTCTATGTGTGTTAATTGTCCCCTACACACTCACGGAGAAAGCATGGGCAAGATTACAAAAGCAAACACCACCGAGGTCATACAGCTACTGAGCGAGGGCTACAGCCTTGCCAAGGCATGTGAGAAGACTGGCATTAGCCGTGCTGGCGCTTACAAGCGCATGAGGGCTGATGAGGAGTTTCGGGCAGCAGTATACACGGCAAGGGCTGAAAGCGCTGAGAAGGCTCTGGAGGAGCTTGACGGCATGTATTTGAACGCACTGGAGGGAAAGCGGAGATACGACCCCAACATCCTACGGGACTATGCGCAACACGTGCGCTGGCGGGCTAAGACGGCCATGCCAGAGCAATACGGTGAGCAGAAGAACCGGGCTGGTGTTGAGGTGAGCGACGGCACAGTGCGTATGCTGTGGGAGACAGACTGATGGACGTCGAGATTCCCTATAAGCCTCGTCCTTTGCAGAAGGACATGCACAAGGAGTTGAAGAGATGGAACGTGTTGGTGATGCACCGCCGCTTCGGCAAGACGGTGTGGGCAGTGAACCAGTTAATCAAGACGACTTTGACTTGCCCGTTGCCTCGACCGAGGACGGCTTTTGTGGCCCCTACTTTCGCACAGGCAAAGCGGATTGCTTGGGATTATGTAAAGTTCTATGCCGGAGTTATCCCCGGTGTGCAATTCAACGAGACAGAACTCCGCGCAGATTTTCCTAACGGCGGCAGGATTATGCTGCTGTCGGCTGAGAACCCGGACGCCCTTCGAGGCATCTACCTTGATGAGTGTGTCTTCGACGAGTTTGGCATGCAGAACCCAAGGGTATGGGGGGAGGTTGTGAGGCCGGCACTGTCTGACAGGCAGGGGTCGGCATGTTTTTTGGGAACCCCGGCGGGCCACAATCATTTCTTTGATTTGCTGGAGACCGCTAAAAGCCAGTTAGCCGAGGGCAGCAGCGACTGGTACTACAAGATTTGCAAGGCCAGTGAGACGGGGATTGTGCGCCCGGAGGAACTGGAGGCGGCTCAGGCGCAGATGACGCCGGAGCAATACGAGCAGGAATACGAGTGTTCATTCACCGCAGCGATTATTGGCGCGTATTATGGTAAGCTGCTGAGTGATGCTGACGACAATGGCCGTGTGACGCGGGTGCCTTATGACCCGGCCTATCCAGTTCATACGGCCTGGGACTTGGGGATTAACGATTCGACAGCCATCTGGTTTGCGCAAGTGTTTCGCGGGGGCGCGGTAAATGTTATTGATTATTACGAGAGTTCTGGCGTTGGTCTCGACCATTATGCAGATATACTCTCAAAGAAAGACTATACGTATGGCGACCACCTCGCTCCTCACGACATTGAGGTCCGTGAGTTGGGCTCGGGTAAAAGCCGCTGGGAAACGGCTTATACGCTGGGAATCAAATTCAGGGTCATCCCAAAAATGAAGGTGGCAGATGGCATTAACGCCGCGCGTATGTTAATACCTAAATGTTACTTTGACCGCGACAACTGCGGCGAAGGTCTTGAGATGCTGAGACAATACCGGCAGGAATGGGATGAGAAGCGTAAATCTTTTAGAGACCATCCGCGCCATGACTACACAAGTCATGCAGCCGATGCCTTTCGCTACCTTGCCGTTGGTTTGGAAAATAGAGAAGTTATGCGCAAGCCTCCGCAGCAAATTGCGCAAATGGATTACAACCCGTTTACGCTATAGGAGAGACTGATGGGTGGTTCAACAGGTGGTGGTGGCAGCGGCGGCTCTGGACGCCAGCCAGCACCGCGCGAAGACGAGGACAAGCGCCGCGCCCGTGAGCAAGAACGTGCGCAACGCGAAGCTGAACAGAGAGACCGTGAGCGCCGTGAGCGCGAACAGCGTCAACAAGAAAGTGATGATGCTGACGCCCGCCGCGCGGCAGCAGAAAGAAACGAGCAGTTTGGCGTAACCGCGCGTCAGGTTTCGACAACTCCTCCTCCGGCAGATGCCCCCGATGCTGACAAGCAAAGGGCAGCAGAAATAGAACGTGGGCAGCGCGAGGCAGAAGAACGCGCTCAAAGGGAGCGCGAAGCGGAACTGGCACGCTCTCTGGCTCCAAAGGGCGACCCATACAGTGACCCACAAAAGGCGCTAGGTGTTCGCACAGACGCAACAAGTTTGAGGAATTACAGGGACCGGATGAACGAGGCAGTTCGTCAGGACGGGAAAACCAACATTGTTCAGTCAGACGCAGGGGAGGTTACTGACACACAAGGCAACCCCGTCCTCACAAGACAAGGTGTAGAGCGACAAACTGAATTTCAGCAAGAAGAACTTGAGCGCCTTGTCTCCATGCGTCAGGGCGGCAAGGGCGATATTGAGCAAGGGAAGCGTGACCTTGCTGAACAAATCATCAAAGAGAAGCTGGCAGCAGACCCGACGCTACCTCCTGGCCTCAAAGCCATCCGTGAGATTAACCTTAGGAACCAGTTGAAAAACCTTGAGGCGGGCGGCACCCCAACATTCCGCATAGGTGAGGGCGGTGAGTTCGTCACTAGCGGGGTGTTACAGCCTGGGGAAGAAGGCACTGGAATTGCCCCAAACATTACCAGTGACCTAGAGACCATGATGGATGAGCGTGAGCAGGAAGAACAACCAACAATCTTGCAAGCTGAACCTGAGCCAGAGCCCGAAGTCGCTGCAACTGGAACCCTTGGTGTTGCAGCCGCACCTCGCGGCCGTCGTGGCACTCGCGCTAAACGCCCTGGCGCTGGTGGCACCCTGCTCGAAGGCGGAGGCGTACTCTATGACTGAGGCCATGCCAACAGTGTTGCCTGAGGCACCGCCTGTGGGTGTAAAAGAAGAGTTTGAGACGTTTGATGAAAGTTTG